TTATATTAGTTCCACCTAATATAGTCGCTTGAACTGCTGTATTAATAGTTGCTTGTGTAGTAGGAACTATTAATCCACTCGCATTTGCTGTTAAAAATGTGCCGTTAGCGAAACCACCAACAGAATTATCTTTAACTAAAAATTGACTTCCAGCAGAAGATATATCATTACTAATAGTGAAACCATTTATATTAGTCATACCTGTTAAAGCACTATCTAAATTGAAAGTGGTTGTTACACCTCCACCGATTATTGTGTTTGTTGTTTTAGTTATATTAGTTCCAGCAAATATAGTCGCCATAACTGCTGTATTAATACTCACTTGTGTAGTAGGAACTATTAAACCACTGGCATTTGCTGTTAAAAATGTGCCGTCAGCAAATCCACCAACTGAATTATCTTTTAATAGAAATTGATTACCTGCTGACGATATATTAGTTACTAATGAAAAAGCATTAATACTTGTCATTCCACCAATTACAGCGTCTAAATTTAATGAAGTCCCATTAATATCAGTAGTTTTATTTAAATTAGTTCCAGCATTAATCTCAACAGAACTACTTGCTATACTGATAGTTCCGTCGCCATTTGTAATAGTTATATTATCACCAGCGGTTAATCTGTTAGTAGTATAATTACCAACTGAATTTCCTATTAATAGATTCCCTGTTGATACATTTGAATCAAAAGCATATTTAGTTTTTATATCTGTTATATCTGTTTCTGCTGTATCTATGCTACTTAAACCAGTTAAAGTTCTATTTTGAAATCCTGCTAAATTAGTCAAAACTCTTCCTGACATATATATATAATAAAATATTATTAATTTAATTTTATTACATTTAAATATAAAATGGAAGCAAGTGCTATAATCGCAATCATATCTGTATCAGCAACAGCAGGAGGTGCTTTTATAACAGCATTATTTCATAGTTTATCCTTATCTCGTTGTAGTGAAATTAGTTGTTGTGGTTGTAAATGTAAAAGAGAAGTATTAAGTGAAAAAACATATAACGAACAATCTAATAAAGAATCTAATAATAATATAGAATTAGAAGATATAGTTAGTCCAAGTATTAGTTTTAATCAAGAATAGATATTACACCATTACACTTTTACACCTAATTTCAAAAAGTAGTCTATAAGAGGGTATATATAAATAATTTTGTAATTTTGGTGAAATGGTGTAAAGGTGTATTTCAATTAAATATTAATTAAATTATAATTAAATTATAATTAAATTTAATTTGTTTATAATTCAAAATTTTTTTCTAATATAAATTATATCAATATGAACCCAGACCAGGTAAAGTATTCTACTTCCCCAAACGAAGCGACCCCTGCTGAGGCAGAAAACGTGATTTTTAGAGCAGAATTAAATGAATACAATCCGGACAGCAACAAGTTCATACGCATAAATTTGCCAGTCCAAGATAAGGCATTCGTTGATTTCGGTGATACAACCGTATCCCTTAAATTAACCAATCGTTCTTTTGATTCCGCTGGTGACGCAAGTGATTCAGCAGTCAAAACCCAATTAACTAATTTAATCAAATCTGTTAGCATTCTTAACTCCCAAGGAGAACAGATTGAATATATTAATAACTATAACTTAATCACAAATATTGTTGAAGACTATACTATGGGAACTAATCATAAAGCAGGTGTAGCACATATTTTATCTGGTGGTGCTCCTGACGGTGACCCTGATAATGCTACTGCTATTGCTGGAACAAGTGGAACAAGTGAAGCAGACGGTTCAAATAAAATACTTGTTGATGGTCTAATGACTGGTTTTACCAGCGGTCAGTATCTCCAACCATTAGGATTTTTAGTAGGTGGTTCAGGTTGTAGCATTGTTCTTGAATTAGAAGACCCAAATACCGCTTTAACTTGTATTGACGCTTCCAAAGCAGAAGTCACATTAAAATACAAGGTTAATGACGTTCAGTTAAGGGCAAAGGTAATTCGCTTTAACAGTGCTTTCAACGACGCTTTTGAGGCAAGTATGGCAGAGGCAGGTGAAGTTGGTATCAACTATATTTCCCAGTCCTATTTACATAACCAAGGTCAATTACCAAGTGGAACAACCAGTCTTGCTAATATTAATTTCTCTCCTAACCCAAGAAGTGCTATTTACATTCTTGCTTGCCTACGCAAAGAGGCAAAAGTGACTGATAAAGGTGCTTTCTCATGAGGTTGCCGTCAGTCTGCTACAATCCAACAATATACCTTCGAGGTGAATGGTCGTCAAATGCCTTCTCAACCAATTGACCTTGCTACTGATAATGTAGCACAGGGTTATGCTAATGTATTAGATTGCTTCGGACAGATTAATAATATGGCACATAACACCCTAATCACTAGTGGAACAGCAAGAACTCTTTTCTACTCTGCTACTGAGGATACTGATTGTAAATTCGTTGCTGGTATTACCCTTGAAGACTTTAACAGTTCTACTAACAATGTATATTCAGGTATGAATTTATCTAATGTTGGAACACTTGCTTTCCGTCCTAAATTAGACGGCACAGCACTATCCGCTAACTACCGTGTAGATTTCATTACTGCTTGTAATATATCTTTCCACTATACTATTGACGGTCGTTGTTATTCAGTCAAATAAATTTATTAATCAAAAATAAAATATAATTAATATATATATGGATAGATTATCTGTTGTAGAGAGAGGCAGACCAGCACAATTAGAATTAGGCGAGGCAGTTAAAATGGGACGATTAGGGGAACAGAAATACTACTCAACCCAACCAGTTAATAATCCTGTTGTTAAAGGGGATGTAGTAGTAAAAAAGAATTATCCATATAAATATAGATATGGTCGTTAAATACACCTTTACACCATTTCACCAAAATTACAAAAGTATTCTATAAACACTTCCCATACAATACTTTTTGAAATTAGGTGTAAAAGTGTAATAGTGTAAATGTATAAATAAATAATTTTTTTTTTATCTAATAAATATATGAAGAAGTATATATTAGAAAAGTCTAATAGAAAAGATAAAAAATTAATGGTGAAGAATGGCAAGACGATTCATTTTGGAGCAAAGGGATATACTGATTACACTATAAACAAAAATCCTAATAAAAAAAAAAATTATATAAAACGCCATAGTGTCCGTGAGGATTTTAATAATTTAAATTCAGCAGGAGCGTGGAGTAGATATATATTGTGGGAAAAAAAGACTATACCAGCAAGTGTAAAAGCAATGGAAAATAGATTCAATATAAATATTATTAATAAAATTAAAAAATAAATAAAATATATTATAATTAATATATGTCAGCATTAGTAGCAAGTATAGCACGAGGTGGGGCAATTAAAGGATTTTTTAAAAAAGGTATAAAAGAATTAGCACCAAAAGCAATAAAGGGATTAAAAACAATAGGTATTAGAAGTATTAGAGGTTTAAAATCAACATTAGGAAAAACTAAGGCATTACCAAAGGCAATTTCCGAGGGTGTTAAAGATAGCAGACATTTAGCACTATTAGTGCCTAATTTAACAGCAGGGGGTCAATTTAGTGCTATAATGGAGAGTATAACAGACGATTTAGCAAGGGCAGGTATGAGGGCAAGAAATAAAGACGCATTAGAACGAGTCGCTAAAAGATTAACAAGGTCATTAAATAGTAATGCTTCAAGACAGGCATTAGTAAATATGTTGGATAACGCACGAGCAAATGAAACAGTAGGTCAAATGGCAAAACGATATGTTAAATCAGGAGCAAAGGGGACTGCTAATTTTTTAAATGGATTAGTCCAAGAAGGTGCTGAGAATTTAGTAGTAGATAATGTTAGTGATATTATGCTTAAAGCGACTGCTGGGGCAGTTGCTGGTGGTGCTGGTGGTGTTGCTGGGGTTCAAATAGCAAAAAAAAATAAAAAAAAATAAATATAATATATAATTATATATGTCAGCATTTTTAAGTGGAATATTAAAATCAGTATTTAAAGGAAGTGGAGCAAAGGGTATTAAGAGTATTGCCCCTGCTGTTATTAGAGGAGTCAAGGCAACAGCACCAAAAACAATAAGAGGTGTTAAAGCAGGAGCAGGTGCTTTGGCAAAAGCGAAATTTTTAGCACAACCATTAGGGAAAGTAGCAAAAGTAGCAACACCAGCAGTATCAAGGGCAGGATTATTTCCACCAAAGGCGGTAAGCACAGCAGGGAAACAAATAGTTAAATCTGCTGGTAGTAGAGCAAATTTTTTAAGTCAAACACTTGGGAAAACAATTAAACCTGATTTATCTAAAATTGGTAAAGACCCATTAACTAAATTAGCGAAACAAGCAGGTGCTGGATTATTAGGTGGTAGTGCTTTGGCAACAACAATCGCACTGGCGAAGAAAAAACGAAGAAAAAATAAAAAATAATCTTATTATATACTAATAAAAATGAGAAAAAACAGTTTTATGCTTAAATTCATTGGTTTTATGCCTAAAAAGGTCAAAAATCGGTAAGAATTAAGAATAAATATCGATATTTATGATAAAATCGGTTAGTTTTCTTACCGATTATAGCATAAAACCAATGAATTTAGGCATAAAACCTATTTTTTGGTCTTAATTAGGAATTTTTTGTCTATTTTATGTGCTTTTGACTTAGGATTAACAGCACTATACACTCTTGCCACCGCCCATTGTTGTGGAGACTTAACACTTGGTCTTACCGACTTAGGATTATTATAATATGCCCCAACTCCACGATTATATATTGTTTGTAATCCACTTATTTTATATTTAGTTAATTTACTTATATCCTTTAAGGAGTGTGCCTTATCTTTTTTAAACCCATACTTTTCATTAAACAATTGCTTATAAGTCTTTACCATATAATACTATATAATATTTTAATCTTCGTCAATAATTTCAATGCTATTAAAGTTTTTGAATATCCGCTTCTTGATAGGTAGAGATAGATTAACAAATAAAAAATTAAAGGGTTCGTCATATATATGTTTATATAATATATTTGCCTCCTTAATATCTAATGGTAAATATTCGTCAGCGAACACTGCCTTTTCTGCCTTAGTAGAATCATAGAAAAACACTTGATTTGCTTGACTACGCAATGTTAAGGGGACTGACTTAATTTTTTGCGATACTAACATACACATTAAAGAAGAGTTCTTACCGAGTATATGACGACCATTCATACAGACTTTTCTAAATGTTGTTAAGGATTTTTTAGACCCATTTAACCAATTCACACAATCGTCACAGATTATTAATACATTATGCGACTCGTCTTCTTCTCCTAAACCTTTTTCGTTTTCTATTATATCCTCCATTATCTCCTCTAATGGCATACTATCACTTAATTGAATATATTTCTCCTCAGGTAAATTTAAATCAATAGTAGCACTAGGGGATATATAATAAATACTATGAAATACATTATTATATAGTCTATCTTCTTTTGTTCCATTAAGTAATGTCTTAATTAAAGAACTTTTGCCTGACGCTGGTAATCCAATAATCAGTGATAAATTTACATAGTTAAGATATGGTGCTAATCCCTCTGGTCGCCCTGCTGTATTTATTTTAGCACCTTGAATTTTAATATTATTTTTAGTTTCTATTATTTTCATATATATATATATATTATTTTTTTTCTTCTTTTTCTTCATTCATTTTATTCATTATATCATTGAATATATTTTTCCTAATCTCTGCTGACCTAATAGTATCTATTCCACTGTTTTGATTAGTAATAGTTCCTAGTGGATTATGTTGAAATTCTACTTCTAATATTAGTGTATATGGTATATTATTAAAATCAATAACATTATCATTTAAATCTGTCATTTTAATTTCTATCTCCTTGATACTACGAGTTGCTAATTTATGTTTGAATGGTTCTAATGCGTCAAAATACAATATACTAAATGGACTAAAATTTACTGGGACTATTAATAATTCACCTGTTTTATCACTACTGGTTTTTATATTATCACCTACTAAATTACTACCTATCCTAATAGAATCTAAACCGTCCGCCATATCTACTACATTTTGACTATCTATAAATACTGATAAACTAAATTCTATATCTAATTCTTTAAATCCTAATAATCTGCGACACGATACAGCACTATTAGTTCCAGACTGAAATAATAGTTCTGCCTTTAAAGCACTACTACCACTTAATAATAAGAATCTCACCTTACCTGTTGTTTTATCAAAACTAATAGAATATTTATAACTAAATGTAGAGGTTGATTCTAATAATGTTTTAATTTTACTAATTAGTTGAGTTATATTATAATTAGCGTCAGGTATAGTTATAGGATATATATTAGTAGTGCCGTCACTTTGGGTTTCTCTAATATCTAATTTATTATTCTTTTGAGAACTACTTAATAAATAAAAACTAAATGGTATAAATGCTTTTTTAAGAAATAATAATAATATCTCGTCTGTCCGTGCGTTAATCTCAGCAGATAAATTAAATATTTTATG